TCTTCTGGATCTTCCTGATTAAACGCCTTTAGCGCTTTGCCAAATTCGGCATAGCTAATTTCATGAATGCTCAAGAAATTAGCCAGACCTAACAGGCCAAGCCCCACTTGCTTGTCAACAATGGGAGGAAGATATTCACCAGTGTCGCCAACGCCTGTTTGAGCATGAAGCTCGCACAATTGCGTCATGCCTTCAATAAAAGCCCCTTTAATTTCATCAATGCTGCATGCGCCAAGATTAATGTGCTGCAATAAGCAAGTGCCACGATGCGGAAGATAAACTTCCAGGCAGACATTCGCTCTGATGCGCTCGCCTTTGTCGTTGTAGCGAATTTTATTGAGCCAGAGGTCGCCAGCAGAGATGGCACGAAGAGCGGCATTAATCAGCTCAGGCGAAGCCTTGTCCAGAAACTGCTCGTCCACATTAAGGCAACGCTTCGTCCAAGGCAGTTCCTGTCTGGAAACATTGACAAATTCCATGGCGTCAGGGTGGGTGTAGTCCAAATGCAGGACCACAGCTCCATTTTTGTATAAACCACCACGCCTCAAGATTTCATTGAGCGTCGAATAGATTTTGCCGAAGCTAATAGGCCCGCTAGCAACCAAGCCTTTGCCATTTTCTTCGCCCTTGGGGCGAAGCTCAGAAAGATGCACCGCCACTCCTGCACCATTACGCAGGCCATGGCTAACAAAGCGCCAAGACGCTTCAATGCCGTCCTCTCCTTCCATTGAATCTTGCACGTTAAAGACCGTGCAGCTAACCGGCAGCCGTCCATTCGGGCTTTCCATCCAGCTTTGCACCCTACCAGTGCGGGCAATTTTGTCAACCATTGGTTCCAGAGACAAGAAAGGGCCTTACGGCCCCAAAACTTACAACAGGCAGGCTAGCCAATTTTCCCCATGCAGGAATGGAAAACTTCCTTTAATCGCATAGCCCTTCCTCGTCCTCCACTGCTAGCAGATCATTGAAAAATAATTTGGCTTCATTGGACGTGCGGAAATAAAGAGGCTTGCCATCCACTGCTGCAAACCATTGAAATTCTGGCCTACTAAAACAAGGCCAAAGTTTATAGGGGCCAATGTTAAATGGTTGACGTTCTGGCAGGCCCCACATAATTAATTAGCGGCGATCATTTCAGGCTAGTCACTATCAACAATTTGACTGGTAGTTTTTAATACATTCTTCTTCATTGCCTGACAAAACAAAAGACATCCTTAAGAAACGGGCAATTTTCCCATGGTTTTCGGGGCCTTTTGGGCCCCTTTCTAGTGGTGGCAAGGGAAGTGAGCCTCTTGACAAAGCTTGACAGAGCATTTACGATATGCGTAAGCGCAGCAGCGTCTAAATTTCGCCCCTCCAGAGCAATTAGACGCTCCTCGCTAGCCTCTCCCGAGCACCTTCCCCTCCAACGAAGCGCCTAAAGCGCGGAGTGACGGGCTAAAAAGGCTAGACAAGCCACGGTGCTCTCAGCAATGCGGAGTTTCCAAAGGACGGAGCTACTGGCGAGTGGCGAAATACAAAAAGGCTGGACCAGTCCTAAGTAATGGTCTTGGAAAACTATACGCAGCAGCCAGGACGGGCTGTTTTTTTTAAGAAAAAGCAATATTGTCTAGAACAGCGGCCCTTTGTGGGCCGCTTTAAGCAATAGACGATGCAATGGAAAATGCGAGGGAACGCTTCAAGCGGCGCCCTTCGGGCTTGCTTTCAGCGTGTGGCCACTAGCTTGTGCTTTCTTGAAAATGCTCATTAAGATTTGTGAGCGTTGACGACGCCGGTTTTAATGCAGCTTTCAGCCTTACGCTGATCTCACTTTGACTTTCGGCTAGTCAATGGTTCTTCACAACGATTTTCAATGGCTAACGCCTTTCTTTTCGTTGCCGACTTCGGCGGTAAATCTTGGACTCTTTTCGATGGCGAGTCGGTTCAACAACTTTCAACTTCCGACTTTCTTCGCCTGGAACAATGGTGCCCCAAAGGCACCATTCTCGTTTCCGAAAACGCTCACCTTGGTTGCGAGCGCACGGACAAAAGCCTCGCGCAAGTCTATACGAGGCAAGAATTGCAGGCTTTCTACAAGAAAGCTGAAGCCCTTGGTATTAGCGTTCGCTTGTTTCCGCAGAGCCAAACTCCCAAGGCTCGTGACCAAACCGGCTTCTCTGAAAAAAACGATGAAGCTGATGCACAGGCCATCCATGCTTACCTTCTCCAAGAGCCTACTGTTTTGCAAAGTTTGAAGCGACCTTCTCTGTCTTTCGTTCCAGAACGATGGAGAGAGGCTGGTTGGAGCTTTAAAGACGATACCAACGTTGAACTCAACATTGCTCGTCGCTTCAACTACGCAGTGAAAGGTGATCAGCGCACAGCCTTCGTCATGGACAATCTGGAGCGCTTCGCTTCTAAGCTGTCAGACGATGAAAAGGAAATCTTTGGCCTCCTGCATCGCAAGAAAGATGGCTCGTTCTATAAAACAGGTACTACCAACGGGCCGCAGCTTTCCAAGCTCTACACCCTTGCGACTCTCCTCATGAACGAAGATGGCTCCCTTCGTCATCGTCCCGATACGCAGCGCCCTCCTGGCCTCTCGTGGCTCATGCGAACGCAATTAGCGACTAGCCCTATGCATCATCGTGGAGGCATTGCTCGTTCCAATGTGATGTGGCATGGTTTCAAGAACTATGCCATTAGCAAAATGGGCACGCGCAAGGCTGGTCCTAGTGGTAAATTGCTTAGCCATTACAATTTCTCGCCAGAACAAACTAAACAGTTCCGCCAGCTTCGTAAGGACTATATTCGCGCACAGCGGACAATGCTGAAGACGATGAAAGAACTTCTTGTCTAATAGGCGTTATAGTTCATGGACATTGTTGGCCTCAGTTCTTATTTCAGCTTTCACGCTGATCTCAACAAGTTTTTCAGCAATGTCCTCGCCAGTTTCAAGAGATCTTACGGACTACGCTCCGTTTTCATTTTCTTTTCTGGCTAAACAACGCTAGTTTCAGCGAGATTTGCAGGCTTCGCCCTGTTCTCATGACTACTACTAGCTAAACAATGCTGGTCTCATTCTGATTAGCAGACTGCGTTCTGCTCTCATCTCATCTTCCAGCTTCGTAATGGCTCTAGGTAGAAATACTTGGGGCCATTTTCGATGAAAATTGACGCCACTTTTTGAGGGGAGTACCGCGAGCCCAAAACCGTAGGGAGGCTTTCTACTGCTCCCTACACTGGCGTTTCGCCCGTGTCTGTTCACGGTGAACAGTTGTAACGTATTGAAACAATCCCGACCTGGCAGGTCGGTGTTTCTCTGATGTGGTGATGCTCCCCATTTTCAGCCTCCCATTGCACTGCAGCTCAAAATGGCCCCTAGAAGCCCCGCCACCCTATCCTACGGGCAGGCTATGGGGGAAGATAGCCAGACAGAAAGAAGGGGCCCTGTAGGGGCCCTTAGGCTAGTCTGCTGATTCTTTATAGTTTCTGAGTTGATCTTCTAGATTGTCGATAGCTGAGCGCACCATAAAAGCCTGGCTATAATTTGCATCTTCTAGCGCATCTTTCAAGGAAGATAGAAACAATTCTGCATCTTCTACGTTGTAGAAAGTTTCTGGAGAATAGCCCACGCCATACTCATCGATGGCGAAAGTGTAGAAGGCTGGCATTAGTTAGCCTCCGTAAGTTGCGCCTCTGCCTTTTTCTTACTTGTGCCATGCGCCAGAAAGGCTATAGCAACTTTCTTGCCACGTTTGTGACATAGCATGCAATCATTACAAGTGACAGTATCGCTACGTTGTGCGGGACAAACTAGAACAATGTTCCCATCGTTTGTTCTCCATTGTGTGCGTTGTTCGTCAGACTTTGCAACAACGACAGCGGGAAGATCCGCCGCAATGGCAGCATCAACCTGCGCTTCACTTTCGCAGCTTACGTTGATTGTGAAGCCCGCACGGTTTGCCTTTCTAATGAGAGAAAGATTCTCGCCTAGTGTGATGTTGTGGTGAGAATAGGTGTAGGCTTTCAAGTGTTGCGTTGCTTTTATCATCTTACGAATAAAAGTTTCGCTAATCTTTCCGGCATTGTGTGGAAGATCCCCGGCCTGATTGTGACGAAAGGCTGAACCTGCGGGAAGTTCTTCTAACTTTGAGAGGAAAGTTGCAAAGTTTGTGCCACGCTCACCGTTTGTAACTTTCAGCCAGTGTAGGTTAAGCGGCCCGGATTGTGCATAACATCCGCCGCCATTCTCGGGAAGAAAAGGACACGATGGGGCGCAGGTTAGCTTGGAAGATGTGGACACGGCCATCGGGCCGGTTTTAGCGTTGTTGCTTTTAACGGAAAGATGAAAAGAAAGGGCAGAAAGTTTCATGGTTGAAAGGAAAGAAAGGAAAGGAAAGAAAGGAAAGAAAGGCTAGGAAAGTTTCAACGTTCGCCGGGAAGTTTGGCGGACGTTACAACAACGGCGGAAAGTTTGCGGCCCCATTGTTTCGCCATGGCGAAAGTTTCAGCGTCAGAGCATTCTTCTATGAACTGGCGGTACGTTGCATCGGGCATTGTTTCAGCGTCCACTAGATAGCACGTAGAAGCATCTAGGACAGTGCCGGTAGAGTCAACAATCACGCAGCCATCAAGCGGGCTACGGGTGAAAGAAAGGGCCATGGTGAAAGTTGCGGAGGGGCGGCTGGCGGATCGCTCCGGTTGCCGTTGATAGAAGTATGGGCCCACACTGGCCCAGAATCCAGGATCCTAGGACACTCCCGTAGGTGGCACAGTCTCCGGGAGGCTATGGCGGTTTGTGTGGTTGGTGCGTTGTCCGGGAACCTGGGGGATCGGCACCATAGAAGAAAGAAAGAACACGCGCCCACGCGGATACCATGGCACCCCCCGAACGGTCAACCACTGGCGTTACATTCCGCAACATTTGGCGCCCATACCATGCGACGGGCGAGACTGCGGCGCTGCGTTACATTCTGAAATATTTATATTTAGCGCGAAACAGTAGGCTACATTCTGCCGCGTGGCAGTTAGCTACATTTAGCGGCGCAAGATGCAACGATGAGAATACTTTATCGCGTGCAATTCTTTACATCAACTGCGCTTATCAGATAAGCGGAGCTGATGGGAGGGTCGGGGAATGATCAGGATGCCTGATATGATAAGCGATGCTGATGGATCGGCCCGGAATGATCAGCTCAGCTTATCAATGGTCAAAAGTAGTACAAACGTACTACCCCGGGAAAATGAGAATCATTATCAACAAGGCGGCGGAAAAATCGGGCAGGGAGCCTGATACGCAGCCAGCCGGACCCTAGATACGAACCTAGCCGGGTCTTATACGATGCCAGCCGGGTCTTATACATTTTCAGCCGGGTCTCACCAACCATGGTCATCAAAGGCCGCCTGAATGGCGGCCTCTTCACTTTCAAACGGTCCCCCAATGATGGAATCATCGCTATCGGAATAGAAATACCACCCTTCGATTAATTCAGTGCCTTTGCAGCAATCTTCGCTAAAGAAATCAATAAGAATCATGATTAACGTTTCTTGAATTTAGAAAGATGAAGGTTCCACATGCCTGCACTCATGCTGCCAGGCCGATATAGCACATAGCAAGGCTTTTGCAGAACCATTCCACCTTCGCCATCGGGCTCTGGTTCGGCTTCATCTAACCACATGCCCTTACATTCATTGTTTTCATCAAAGATGCCTATTTGATAATCTCCATCTTCCATACACACGCGAACGTGCATAATTAGTTCTTTGAGGCGGGCCGCTTGGTAGCGGCCCTGTGTGGCTGGCCAATACGGGCCGTTGTCGCTGTAGTTGCAAACGTAATGCATCATTTCTTCTCCATTGTCCAATCAGTTTTGTCTACGGAAGCATGGCAACCAGTGCAAACTAAACTAGACCAACTGAAATGGCCCACGTAAGCAACGTAATTACAATGTGGGCATTGAATGAGACGGCCATTGGGGCCAGTGCGAGAAGTTTTAACGATGGGGATGAAAGTAGTCATGGCACGAAGGAAAGAATGCGACGATGGAGAAGTTTAATTTGGGAAGCGTAAGATTCTGAGTCGGTTAAATCTTCAGGAAATTCATTTTCAATTCTTTTTAATTCTTCATTGAAAACAAGAGCGACGAGTGCCAGCTCCTGACTAGAAAGCTGAAAGGAAGTCATGATTCTGAAGGAGAGCGGGCCTCGCGGCCCTGTACGAAATAGAAATTAGTTCATTTCCAGGAGGCTGTCAAGCCTTGTTGCGTTTCTTCAGAAACGCCCTTGGCATGGTTCATGATCCAGGCCCTGTAATGCTGCGCTGAGCGATCCACGCTGATGAGCCCCTTGGCTTCTAGAGCCTCTAGGGCATTGAGATAGAGGGGAAGATTGGATCCTGCTAGGGGAAGCTTGGGTACAAAGCAGGGAGCGTGCTTGTGGCGTTTCTTATGGGCCAGGAAATAAGAAAACAGATTGCGTTGGTTGATGGAAAGGCCATGAGCTTGCATGGTCATGCTCCTTGGGCGTCGATGCCTTCAACGATGCGGCCTGCATAGTCACGCACTGCATAGAGGCAGGAGAAGGCTTCATTGCGTTGATCACGGGCCTCATAGTATGCATCAGGCCCTTGGGGGTAAAAGTCGCGGCCATTGAGCGTGGCTTCGCTAAGTGCGTCGATGGCATCCTGCACTGCGTAGAAAAGCTTCTCGTATTCAAGGCGGAGCGTTGTGGCTCCAGTGCCGTTGAGATGGACTGTGGGGATGTGGGGAACGATGGAGGCAGGCATGGTTTCAGGAGATGCGGGAGTAGGCGAAGGTGACGTTGCGGATGGAGGGGTTGATGTCTTGCCAGGAAGCGAGGTAGTGGGGAGAAGCGGGCACCACCCAGATGCCGAAGTTGTTGACGGGCGGGAGGTCGTGGAATTTGGTGAGCAGGGCAGTGGTTTCTTTGGTGCAATGCTCGGCCACAGTGCCGTCTTGGAAATGGAGCATTTCTTTGACGATGAAGCGGCCAGAGGGGCCACTGTGCTGACTCATGGAAAAAGAGGTCATGGCTTGGAGAGCAGTGGGACTCGCGCCCCTCAACGAAACTAAAGTTAGTTCATGACAAAGGGGGCTGTAAAGCCCCCTGACCATCAGCATGGCTTATCAAGCCAGCGCCAAGGCATGAGCGCGGGTGATCGTGGCACCAGCAGTGCCCCAATAGAGGCTCTCCAAGCGCTGGCGAGCAGCCTCCGTGGAGTCCTTAGCGCGGCCTGCATCGTGAGTGAAATACTCCGTGATGGCCTGATAGGCGCCCCACATGGTCCCTTCCACGCCAGGGATGTTAAAGCCGATGCCCTCGCCGGCGAATTTGTTGGCCACGCTGTCCCATGCAGCAAGATCTTCCAGCTTCTTGGGGCGGGCGGTGGTGGTGTCGCCACGCTTGTCGTTGGTCATGCCCACAAGCTGATCAGTAAACACTTCCTCGCAATAGACCCGGAACTGAGCAGCAGTGCAGGGCTTGCTAGCCATGGCCTTCAGTTCTTCCATGCCGCCGGTGAACTGCTGGCGTTG